CGTGGTAATCCGCGAGGGCAAGCTCTATGACAAGCGTGAGCACACCTATAACTTCGATGACAAGGTAGAAGCCACTGTGGTCTGGCTGGTCGAGTTTGACGACATGCCTGAAGCATTTAAGCAATATGTCACCATGCGCGCCGCTAACTTGTATGCAGGCCGTGCTGTGGGTTCTAGCGAAGCCGTCAAATTCGGTGAGCGTGAAGAGGCACAAGCCCGCGCAGCAATGCTCGAATATGAAACTGAGCAAGGCGATTACAGCTTCCTGGGTACTGAAGAAAACCTCAATATCCCCTCCTATCGACCCTTTGACGCCGTATATCGGTTCTGATTCTTATGGCAGCTATTTCACAAAAGATCCCCAACCTTCTCGGTGGGGTGTCACAACAACCAGACCCCGTGAAGCTGCCTGGCCAGGTACGTGAAGCGGAGAACGTTTATCTCGATCCCACCTTCGGCTGCCGTAAACGCCCTGGCTCAGAGTTCACTGCACAACTCGCCACAGGTATCCCGAACGAAGCGAAGTGGTTCCCGATCTTCCGTGATAACAATGAGCGCTACGCGGTGTGCCTGTATCGGGACACAAATGGGTTCCGTCTGCGCGTGTGGGACCTGAACGACGGATCAGAGCGCACAGTCACGATCAGCTCCTCAGCAGCCTCCTACTTTGCGTCTGCTAGGTATGACCAGGTAAACCAGCTAACTATTGCTGACTACACCCTGCTGGTAAACACCAAGACAGTGGTGTCGATGAGCTCCGACAGGTCCACCATCACCGACGACGAGGCTTTAGTCGTTGTGAACCAGGTGGCCTACAACACCACCTACAACATCGACCTCTCAGACCACTCAGCAGGCGCTAGCCCGGTCTACAGCGCCACAGGCATCGAGGTCATCCCAGGCACCTACGAGGAGCGCGATACAGGCCTCTGCTCCGACACAGGCGCGCAAAACTTCTCTGAGAACCACCCCACTGACAACACCAAAACAGGTTTGCAATTCCGCCTGGTTAATCAGTGCTCGGCCTACCTAGACGGTGGTAACTACACCGAATACAAGGTCCAGCGGGTCTTCAGGCAAAGTATGCCAGTCCAGCACCCGACTAACCCCAGCTCAGAAGACAGCTTCATCGAAAACTTCGGTGATTTCTCAGTCAGGTGGAACTATGACGAGGACGACGGGAACCAATATCACCCATACGTCCAACCCCACAACTTCGCTTTCCGGGACGACAACCCCAGAAACAAGACGTTTACAGGTAACCACGGCAACCAGGTTCGGGTTCAAGACGTGGATACACGGGTCGAATCAGATGCTGAGTACGTCTCCCGCTACACCACCGACGCGATCCTCCAAAACGGTGGGACCGGCTGGCGGGTAGGTGACGAGGTCTCTGTAACCCTTAACGGTCAAGCCTTCACGATCCGCGTCACTAAGGAAAAGTTCGTCTACGCCTACAACAACCTGGGCAGCGCCTCCTACACAACACCGGCCGACACCTCCTCGGGAACCCTGGACGTGGCCGCTGTGGTGACGGACCTAACCAACGACATCAACTCCGGCACTCACTTCACTGCTGAGGCGATCGGCAATGTGATCCGGATCAGCTGCCCACACAACCGGGACTTCAACGTCTCTGTGCGGGGTGGCACCGTCAACAACGCCATGTCGGCAATCAAAGGTGCTGCACGCGACATCTCCAAGCTGCCTGATCAATGCTTTGACGGGTATGTCCTGAAGGTCTCCAACACAGATGAGTCAGACGCGGACGACTACTACGTCAAGTTCGAAACCCAGGCCCCTGGTGGCAAAGGCGCTGGCAGCTGGGTGGAGACTGTGGCCCCTGGTATTAAGACCAACCTCAACACCTCAACGCTTCCCCACGCTCTGATCCGTCAGGCCGATGGCAGCTTCACGGTGGAGGCTCTCAACAGCTCCTCAGCTTTAGGTGGCTGGTCAGGTCGAGAGGTAGGCGATGAGGACAGCAACCCCGAACCATCGTTCGTGGGTCGCACTATTAACGACATGTTCTTTCACGAGAACCGGCTCGGGTTCTTGTCTGAAGACGCTGTGATCATGTCGCAGCCTGGTAGTTATTTCAATTTCTTTGTGGTGTCTGCCATCGCATCTAGTGATGCAGATCCAATCGACATGACGGCAAGTTCAACTAAGCCGGCAATTCTGAAAGCAGCTGTTCCTTCTCCAAAAGGGCTAATTCTGTTTGCAGAATATAGTCAGTTCCTCATGAGCTCAGAGGAGCTTGTGTTTTCTACAAGCACTGTCCGGCTTAAAGAGATCTCTAATTACTATTACAGGTCTAAGGTTGTTCCTCTCAACTCTGGTGTGAGTGTTGCGTTCATTTCAGAAAGCGCTACCTACTCCAAGGTTCTTGAAATGGCCGTCGACTCTGTGGCGAACCGGCCGGTTGTGGCTGACATCACTCGAGTAATCCCTGAGTACCTTCCCGCCAACTTCGAGTGGGGTGAGGTCATGCCAAACAACAACATGTTGATCTTTGGCGAAGGGACCCGGACTGTTTATACATTCAAGTTCTTCAACCAAGGCGACGAACGCCAGCTGGCTGGCTGGACGAAGTGGATCTACCCAGGTGATGTGAACATGTTCGCATCTGAGGATGACCTCTGCTACCTGGTCCTAAAGGCTGAGGACGGTCGACATGTATTGATGAAGTCAGAGCTGATCGATGATCCAGATGAAGCTCCTATTGATGTGGGCTTCTCTAAGTTCACGCCTCGCTTGGATGCCACTGTCGAGGGCTCTACCCTGACGACGTCTGTTGAGGATGCTCTTAACACCAGGATCATCGTCCCTGATGATGTGATGTTCCTAGACGTTATTTACAACGTCGTTGTGACCTCCGGCAGCTTCCGGTCGACATTCCGTCGAGTCACACCTCAATACGATTCAGTCAATAATAACTACTACGTCATTGTTAATACTGACCTGCTTACAGCTGACTGGGTTCTGGGCTGTCAATACAACGCCTCTGTAACCCTGCCTTCTATCTTTGTGACTCAAGAGGGCAAAGCTGATCGGGTAAATGTTCCAACCGTGACGCTGATGCACCTAGACCTTTACTACTCAGGTCGATACGAAATCGTGATCGACAAGCTGGGATATGACCAGCAAAGGCTAGATGCAGATATGACTCGATCAAACGTCTATGACGCTGACGAGGCACCAATCAATGAGATCTCCACGCAGACCGTCCCTGTGATGAGCCGAGGAGATATCGTTAAAACCACTATTAACGCACTCGACCCTTTCCCGTCAGCAATCACTGGATATAGCTGGGAAGGTCACTACAACAACCGAGGTATCTCACCTTTAGGATGAATCATATCCGCACTGCCACTGTGCAGGATGCGGTGCAAGTTGCCAATAATCTTCGACCAGAAGATCGCCAAGAAATTGAGGGCCTGGGGCACACACCCCTAGCCCTTGTTTTCAGTGTTCTAGTAAGTGACGTTGCGGTCTCCTTCTTTAATACGGAAGGCGAGATCGCAGGCGTTGCTGGGATTGTCAAAGAATCCGATATCAAAGGCCAGATCTGGATGATCTGCACATCTGCTGTTGAACTTAACCCTCACACATTTGTTCGTCATGCCAAACGTTGGCTTAACAAAGAACAGCGCAACTACCGCCTCCTCTGGAACCTTGCAGATGCCAGGAACCACTATCACCACAAACTACTGCGGATGCTCGGTTTTAGAGCTATCAGAACTGTCCCGTGTGGTCCGCAGCACCTGCCCTACTTAGAAATAGTGAAACTATGTGCCTCCCCGCAGGAGCCGCTGGTCTAACGGCGCTCTCCCAAATTGTCGGTATGGCCGGCACAGCCGTTGGCATCTTCCAGGCTCAACAGTCTGCCCAGATGCAGGCCCGCCAAGCTCAGCAAAATATCGACCTACAGGCTAGACAACGTAATGAACAAGCACAGCTGGCCAATAAGCGTGCAGTTACTCAATATGCAGGACAAGTAAGAGCGCAGCAAGCTGGTACTAAGTCCTTCTATCAACAACTAGACAACATCAACTCAAGCGCCAATAAGACTTACGTTCAAGAGCAAGCCAAATTAGCCGAAAATAGGCAGAAAGCTGCCTTCAAGACACAAGAAATCCTACGTAAATCAATCGGTATCCAAGGCAAGATCCTCGCAAGTGGAGCTACTGGTCAATCCGTAGGCCTGTTGGCTCTCGATGCTGAACGCCAGGCAGGATTCGCACAAGCTCAGCAGAACGCTTCCGTAGATAGCGCAGCTCTGCAATCTGCAGTCTCACAAGATATTGCCTTCGATCAAGCCAAGAGCGCAGCAAATCAGGCGTTCAACCGTACACCTCCTCCGAGCCAAGCACCCATCCTGGATCCGTATGGAATGGCAGGACTTGAAATCCCAACTTATGCGTAAGTAATGGCACGTATTTATCAACCCGAGTCCTATGGAGATAACTTTGCTGGTTCTGCACAGAGCCGTGGATTTAACCCTGTAGCGGCTATTGACAGAAGTCAACAAGAAAGAGAAAAGGCTAAACAAGCCGTCGAGAACATCAACCGAGAGATTGACATTCTCGGCCGTGATCAACAGACAGAGCGAGTTGTCCTGTCTGGTCAACAACAAACCGAACGGGCAGCTTTAACAGCTAATCAGCAAGCTATCAAAGGCCTGTTGTCACTGTCTCAAAGCGCTCTGAAATTTGGCGAATTTATCACCAAAGAAAACGAAAGAGTTGAATCCGAAAATCAACTCTTAGATTCGCTTGGTTTGGGTGAACAACCAGAAGTTAAAAGTTCCGAACCCACACCCCTTGGAAAGCTTCCAGCTTCTGCTCCGCCCACACCTCTTGGAGGGGCTCAGGCCGAAGCTCAAAAAATAGATGTAACAATCAACGCTGAAACATCTGCTATCAACTCAGCTGCTTCTGAGTTGGAACAGGATGGCAGTCTTGAAAACAGAGATGTTGCTCACCAGCTACGTCAAAGTGCTGCCTACAAAGTGGCAGAAGATGTTAAAGGCAATATCTATAAGGCTCGGTCTTCTTACCCAGGTTTTCTCCAAGAAGCTCTGCGGCTAATTCCTGACGATCAAAAACCTCGCACACTTCCAGAAGCGCAGGCTCTGTTGCGTTCGTTGAACCGCCAGTTCTTCCGTGTGTCTGGCTTGACTGATGACAAGGGCAAACTGATCGCCAACCGCAACCTAGTTCTTAGAGACCTTGCGGGCACGATCAGCACAGCCCAATCAAAGGTCGCAAACCAGCTTGTGAATGCTGGTATCCAGGCTGACCAGAAAGCCAACCTCACCAAACTCAACAGCACCGTCTACTCCGCTGTCGCCTCTGACATGTCAGCAGAGGAAGTGTGGAAGGTGGCTTCCGAAGGTTTTGCTAACGGCAACGTTGGCCACACCGGCTTCAGCGCTGCCAGTAACGAGCAAGCCATGCAAGCAATCATCGCGTCCGCGATTAAGGACGGTGATGTGGCATTGCTAGAGGGGCTTGAAGACACTCCCAAACTGGCCAACCAACCCAATGGCCCCACGCTTGGTGATGAGTACGCCCACTTGCTAGGCCCGGCAAAAGTACAGGCCCAGGAAAAGCGGAACGCAGCGATCAGGGCAGAAAAGACGGAGATCGGTCTGCAGGCTGATCAAGCTATTCAGAGCTACTACGACAACCCTTCTGGTGAGGCAAAGGCCCAGCTGATCGAATCGCTGCAGGCTATGCCCCAAACCAAGACTGTTCGCACAGCTCTAAGCAACCTGACTCAAAAGGGTTTTAACAACGACCCTGCCCTGGAGGCTGAACTTGCTGCAGCTGCGGCTCGAGGTGAGTTCATCCCACAAGACGTACTTAAAGACCACCTGGATTCAGGCCGGATCCGTCCTGAGGTTTACAACCAGCACGCTCTGACTCAGACCGATATCAAGAACAACAAAGCAGCAGCTAAATACAGCTTAGAGCTAAAACCGTTTATTGAGGATGCAATTCTCAATAGCTCAAAAACTCCATCTCGTGTGGCGGATATGCCTAAAACCACTCGTGTGGTTTTTGGAAACCGCGTGAAGATGTTTCAAGACGAACTGACCAAAGCATTAGCTGCTGAGGCACGGGACAACCCTAAGATCCTGACCAATCTGCAAGAACGCAATAAATTGTCGACAAGGCTTATGGCCGAGTTGATTAAACGTCCTGAGTTTACTCTCGTAAACGATGCAAAAACTGGTATTCAATTTGCAGCTGATCCTGGTTCTGTTACTGCTAATTACCCAGTCATAGCTCCTGGTGAGCAAGATTTCAGACGCTTTAGTTATCACCATGTAATTAACAACGTTCCAATTTCAGAAATCAACGCGACCGACGACAAGCTTCTGAAAGAAACTACCCTGGAATTAGATGTTAGAAACATACTCAAAGGGGAAAAGGTCTCTCCTACTACCCGTAATTATGCTCGCAAGCTTGGCCTGTCTGAGCGTGCATTCATTAACGCCCAATTACAGCGCTACGGAAAACCACCCCTCGAACTCCTCGAAAACAGCAACGCTGGAGAATACAGGCCCAAAAGGGCAAAGCCAGGAGAAGATCTTAACTCCACTACAGGATTCAGACATCTGCAATCAATGGGTTTCCCCACCCGTGGTGCTGCCTACATCACCTCCGCTATTTCTCACGAATCGTCCTGGAACGGTATGCGTGAATGGCCAGAGGTTGCTGGTGATGGAACCAACCGGAATGGTGGTCTAATTTCTTGGGCTTCCTGGCACAACAACTCCGCACGTCTTGGTGCTATTGAGCGGCACTTTGGCCGTACCATTTCACAAATTAGTGAGACTGACCAGCTTCAATATATGAAGCATGAGATGAAGACTAGATATCCAAAAGCCTACCGAATCTTCACTTCTCCTAACGCATCATCTGCAGACCTGCAATGGGCTGTGAGTGCATATTGGGGTTTCGACCCTAAATACACCGGCAACCGCTGGGTAGACGCAGAAGACCTGATCAATCGTTCCTGACCTTTTCCATGCGTGGGAGAGGTTTTTTACACATAAAACATGGATCAATTAAATCTCTTCCCCGAAAAGGTGGAAGGTGCTTCTGATGAAGCCGTACAAACTTACTTAGATGAATTTAACGCCAAGGAACAACAACAGCAAGAAGACGAAATAGAGGCCACAGCGCAAGCAGCTGAACCTGAAGACGAGCCTGCGGGCAACGTCGGTACTGAGCGGGAAATGGGCCAAGTGCTCAAAGACGCAGGATTGCAAGATGACCTAACCCCTGTTGTAACTGACTTCATCGATAAAACCCTAGGGACTGATCTCTCAGGGTTCTATGAGCAACGCAAAGCAGATACAGCTGAACAGCGCGAAGCCATTGCCGCACGTGCAGAGGAGTTCCGCAAAAACCAACCCGAAGCCGTCAAAGTTGTCACCGGTGCCTTGAAAGGTGTCGGTGAAAAGGCTCTAGGCCTTGGTGAGGTTATTGGTGATACCTCTAAAACACTTGGTGAAAATGTTGTCAAATTCGCCAGTTTTCAAACAATTAAACCCGACTGGACACGTGGCGGTAAGGACAACCCCTTTGCTGGTAACTATGACTGGGCTACGTGGAACCTAGGTAAAGACGAGTACGGCGCACAAACCAAAATTGGTCGAGGCATTCAGGACATCACTGAGTTCGGCCTGACTATGGCCTTGACAGGTGGTTTTGCTGGTGGTGGTACCACTGCTGTTGGCAATATCATTCGCGGTGGTGCAAGAGGTGTTGCTGCTGATGCAATATCTGCTGTCTCAGGTGAGGGTAACTTCTCAAATTCTCTTGAAGAAAACTTCCCCGAGTTAAAAGATACATGGCTCACAGCCCTTGCTATTGATAAGGAAGACAACGTCTATACGGCTGCAACTAAAACTGCACTCGAAGGTTTTGGCATGGGTGCAGCCATTGAAACCGCTGCCCGTATTGCTTGGCGAGGTACTAAGTACGGATATAAAAAAGGAAAAGATTTCTTCTTCCCAGAAGAAGAGGTAAAACCCCCACCGCCGCGCAGTTTCAACATTGAGAAAGTTGGCAAGTCGATTATCGACTCTGGCAACACAGAACGCTTTGAAAGGTTCTCTCAGATTCAAGATCTGGAAGCTGCAGGCATCCCCACCACATGGGATGATGCTGCTGCAGTTGTTCCTGAATACTTCCAATCTGCTGCTCCTGGTCTCCGTAGAGAAATCAAAGAAGGCTTTGCTGTAACCGTCTATGAAAAGCTCGACGCTTTAAGAGAGGAGTACAACAGACTTTTGAGGGCTGGTAATAAAAGTCCAGATGTGGGAGCTTCTTTAGACCCCTTTACAGGTGAAGAACCCCTTGTGGGTCACATGGTTGCTATTGATGGCGCTGTTCTCGAGGATCCAAATGATCTCGAAGCTGCTGCAGCTTTCATCATGAAACACCAGGATATGCTCAGACGTGAAGACGTATATCTGGGTAGCTGGATCAGCAAGCAAACAAAACAACCAGTAGTCGAGCTTTCGCGTTTGGTTGAAGATGAAGACGAGGCTGTGATGCTCGGCCGCCTGTTTGACCAAGAAGGGATCTTCGAGTTGTCAGGGACTAAGGGCTTTGATGGCTATATGCCTACTGACGGTAAAGATGCACTACGCCAAACGAAAGGCCAGCATCTGAAGTCTGCTTACACAACTCCCCACGAACCCACCATCACGCCTGCGCCCAAAGTTGCTGCTCAACAGATCGAGGCGAAGCTTTCTCCAGCCCCTCCCGCTAACGGTGGAGGTGGTGGCCGACTGGCAACTAATGCTCAGGTCAAACAGATCGCACAAGCCAGGGGTGATGAGGCCGCAGAAGTTGTAGAGAGTCTGATCAAGACTGTAGACGTCGATGAATCAGACATCGCAAAAGAGGCCAGGATTACGATTTCCAGCCTTCGAGACATTGTTGAAGGTGATCTAGCCAACTTCCTGGACGTTGACGGCAAGCTAATCAAAGACGCATTCAGCACCATTAACTACGGCGACGAGACGATCCTGTCCCGCCGTGGTGCTTTCCAGGTGCGGGCAATGATGGCCAACACCGCCTCAGCTATCTATGACGCTGCTTACAAAGTGGCGAAGACTTCTGATGAGGGTATCCCTCCTGATATGCACGTAGAAGTCCTGAAGGACAACCTGATGGCTCTGCTGCGGATGCACAAACACACCAGCAACCTGCTTGGTACCCGCCTGGGCGACTACAGCATCAACGTCGGCGACATGAACCTAACCATGGAAGGGTTTATGAATGCTGCTAGTCCTCAAAAGCTCGACGAAACAATCGAGCAAGCTGGCAAACAGCTAGAGGATATGGTCAAAGGTATCGAATCCGGTGACCCTAAGGCTCTGCAGAAAGCCCAAAGGACCGCTGCCATGCTGCAGCTGACTGGTGGTGATGTGACCAAGATGGTCGACGTTGCTCAGAACATGGGAACGCTCGGGACTGATGCAGCCCTGAAGCTGATGTATAACTCCATGCTGTCTGCCCCGCCGACACACATAGTTAATAACCTGTCCAACGCCTTTAACGTGGTCTACCGCCCGTTGACTGCAATGGTCGGCGGCAATGCAAAAACTAAGAAAGCAGCTATTGCCAGCTATCACAACTTCTTTAAGACGATCCCTGAGGCTTTCGAGCTTGCAATGCGGACGTCTAAGACAGGTATTTCAAATGTGGGTGGCAGCCGTGACCTTATCCAACAAAGTCAAACAACAGCTGCACTAAAAGAACTGTCTGAACGCGCAAAAGACTCCAACAACCTCGCGTTTAAGGCAGGATCTGGCCTGGTCCACATGCTGCACAATGTTGCCAACTTCCCCCTCTTCGCATGGCCTGAACGTTTCCTGACCAGCTCTGATGAGTTTTTCAAGGTCATGGTCACCCGGATGGAGTTCAACCGGTTGCAGATGGAAAAGGCTATCGATCTGGCGGGCAGTGAAGGTGACTCTGCTGTTGAAGAGACCTTCAAACGTCTTCTAAAGTCTGAATATCAAAGGAACTTCACTAAATCTGGTGGCCTGCTCAACGACGAGCTACTTAAAGGCGCCAAAGAAGTCACCTTCCAGACTGAGCTAGACGGCAAAATTGCCAAGTTCGGTGAATTTGTTAATGAGGTTCCGGCTCTTCGTATCTTCTTCCCCTTCGTTAAGACCGGCCACAACGTCTTGGTCTATACCGGTACCCATATTCCCGTACTGAACCTGGCTCTTAAAGAAAGCCGGGATGTTCTGTTTACGGACACCTTTGAAGGTGCAGTTATGCGCGGACGCCTGGCGTTCGGCTCTATGACGATCCTGGGTGCAGCGACTTTGGTTACTCAAGGCTTGATCACCGGTAATGGCCCTGCAGGTGGAAACCGCCGCAAGCAATGGCTCGAACATCACCAGCCTCGCTCAATACGTGTGGGTGATCGCTGGGTTTCCTATGACCGAATTGAGCCCTTCGGCCAAATCTTTGCTGCAGTGGCTGACATCCACTACGCATTCACTACTGGTGACCTAGAGGAAGACAAGGCGACGTATCTGGCTGGCTATTTGTCTCACGCCTTGGCTGTGAACCTGACTGATAAGTCCATGCTGCAAGGTCTGGAGCCTATGTCAGCCCTGCTAAATGCTCGACAGTTCAGCCCAGACACCTTCCTGGCATTTGGTGCCAAAACCACTAACAGCTTTCTCCCCCTTAGCGGTGCTCGCCGTGCCCTGACAAACGCCATGCATCCTTATATGCAGGAGTTCAACAACCAATTTGAGCGTGAACTCTACAGCGCATCTCTTGGTGTTTTGGGTGAACGTGCGGAATCACACGATTGGCTGACTGGTGAAAAGATTACTGCAGGCAATGGTGGTGTAGGTAATGCAAACCTCCCATTTAAGGTTGTGAAGCGTGGTGATGATGTTGTTAAGGATGCCCTCGAGGATATTGAGTTTGATACTGGCATCATTTCTGATGAACTTGGTGGTGTTGAGCTGACTCCTGCACAAAAGAGCAAATATCAGCTTTATATCTCACAGACTGGGATTTATGACAAGATCAAGGCTTGGGTGACCCAGCCTAGTTTCAAAGAAGCCCATCAAGAGTACGTTCAACGTCTCAGAGATGGACACAGAGTTAAGAAGGAAGACCAATACTTCTACCGTCAAATCACCAAAATGCTGCGCGAATCTAAGAAGATCGCAGTTCTGCGATTGCGTAATGACTATCCGGATCTTAATGCTGAGATCATGCTGGATAAGTATGCAGCGCAGTCAGACCGGCTGCCTAACGGATACCAGTCACTTATTAACTTCGGAAACGAGTAATGACGGCCCCAATTATTGAGAATACTTATACAGGGGACGGTTCGACCGTCCTCTTTTCATTTACATTTGAATATATTGAATCGACTGACGTAGAAGTCTCTGTTGACAACGTCACTGTCGCCACAACTGCATACTCTCTGGCCAACAGTACTACTATCGAGTTCGTAACAGCACCTGCTGTCGGTGCTGCTATTCGTATCTACCGAAACACGACAGTTACTGACCCAAAGGCAACCTTTTTCCCAGGTTCTGCCATTCGTGCTCAGGATCTAAACGACAACTTTGAACAGATCCTGTTCGTTACTCAGGAAGCTGACGCTATTTCTGAGCGTGCTGAGGCTGCAGCTGACCAGGCGCAGATCGCTACTGCTGCTGCACAGGCCGCTTCGGCCTCCGCTACGGCTGCAGCTAACCAAGCC